GTGTAGATGAAGAAAAAAAAAAAGAAGAAGAAAAAGAACGTAAAAGATTAGAAAAAGAAGAACGTAAAAGATTAGAAGAAGAAGAAAAAGAACGTAAAAGATTAGAAGAAGAAAAAGAACGTAAAAGATTAGAAAAAGAAGAACGTAAAAGATTAGAAGAAGAAGATAATGAAACGTTGGAATCTCTGGAATTATCAGATAATATCGTAGATATAGACGGTTTATTGAAACATAAATCAAGCGATATTAAAAAATTTAGTAACGAAAAATTACAAACAGAAATGAAAAAAGTTGAAAGAGGTAATGTACAATTAAAAGAGCAGATAATCGATAAATTATTTACCATATCTGATAATTTTAAAAATACTGTATCTATGATATCAGACACAGGTAAGCCACTTCTAGACGAAGATACTATAACAAAATCTCTTGCTAAAAAACAAGGTGGTGGTAATAAAAAACCAGCGGATGAATTATATAATCAAGTTGTATTTACAAAAGGTGGTGGTATAAAAAAATTAAATCTAAAAAGATCCAAATATAAAAAAAAAATTAATAAAATAGTAGATAATTTAATAAATATTTTAAATCAATCAGGAGGAGGATTATCATTGAAAGAACGTATTGCAAAACAAAAACAAGACGAACAAAAAAACTCTGAGCGAAATAAACTTCATGGAGATTGGCAAGGTAAAATATCATTATTAAAAAAATATAGAGAAACACTTGTTAATATTAATGAATATATTGAATTTTACGCTGAGAATATCCATTACTATGAATTAGATAAAAAAGATACAAGCAGTAGTGATACAACCACTTATAATTTTAGTATAGGTGAATTGGCAAATTATGAAAGTATAATGAGAAATATATTAGACTTATGGAAAATATTCGGATTGGTTGATATTAATGATGAAATATTTAATGATTTTCAAAGTCTATTTGTCCAAATTATTGAAATACAAGAATCTAATAAAACATTGGCCAAAAAACACATTGATATAGATACTCTATTTGAGAACATAAAAGCAAAAGAATTAGAAGGGTTAAAAACATTAATATTTTTTGATAAGCCCGAATATATGATAAAATTGAGATGGGAAGGGGAACCCCAAATAAAAGAATTAAAATCCAGAATGGTTCATATGGATAATAATAAAATAAAAGAATTAATTGAGTTATTAAAAGAATTATATAAAGAACATTATCTTATGATAGTACGTTATCAAAAACTTTTTTCTCAAATAAAAGGTAATAAAAATGTTCAAGCAACTGATTCAATTATAATTGTACGTGAAGGAGGAACTGAACTACAAAAAGATTTTTTAAAATTTTTTGTAATTAGAGACATATTAGATGATTATTTAGTTTTAACTAGAAGACCTGTTTCTATTTATGCTAGAATAAATGATATTGGTCGTTTTCAAAAAAAAAAGGGTAAAACATTGGTTCAAGATTTTGATGTTGCTAAACAAACTTGTTACACAATATCTAAAAGTGGTGAAAATACAAGTGATTATATGAACAAATGGAAAAATATGCCAAAGAACATAGAAGATACAATTCCAGTAAATGAAAAAGATGTAGCATTAGTAAAAAAATTACCATTTGTTTTTTGCAAATTAATACAACCTACTGATTTTATCCAATGGTCTGAAAAAGATGCAAAAAATAATCCTGGTAGAATAAAAATTAGATTATATGATGAAGAGAATAAAGGAGTTAAATGTACAACAGGTTTATCTGAACAAAATGAGGAGAGATTATTAAGCGAAACAGGTGAAGTTAAATTTAGTGAAATATTTTTTAGACCTGAATTTAATGATAATAAGACGATTTCACAATATATGTTATTGGATAAACTTATTAATAAACGAATCGGAACATATTTAGTTACATATGGATATAGTGGTGTTGGAAAATCATTTACATTATTTGGTTCTAAACAAGCAGATGGTTTATTACAAGCTACTGTAAATAACATAACTACTAAATATAAAACATTTAAATCAGTTGAAGTTCGTATTTATGAATTATATGGTTTGGCTTTAGGATATAGTGAATGTTATGAAGATTATAATAAAATAGATCAATCGGTATTCCATTATGATGTAAAAGTGGCTTCGGATAACACAGATATTGGTAATGGTATATTAGCTAATAAATTAACAAGTTATGAGGCTCTTGAACTTCGTGGAGATAAAATACCTAGTTATGTGAAAAAAATCAATTCATATGAGCTAGGGGATAAAGTTGGCAACACTAAATTCGAATATTTTACAAAAATGCCTAAAAATTTAAATTTTTTTAGCGAATTAGTTAATAAAATAGAAGACCAAAGAGTAAGTGGTAATTATAATGAAGAATTAAAGAAAAGTATTTATCCTAAAAGGGTTAAACCAACTGTAAATAATCCAGTTAGTTCTCGTGCAAAGATTGTTTATGATTTTATATTTAATTTTGAAGATAATCGAAACGGAACAACATGGAAAACTCCTCTTGTAATAGATGATACACCAGGTGCTGAAAATTTATTAGAATCTTATATTTACAATAATAAAAAAATTAATACAACTACTTTAAATTCTATAAAAGAATACAAAAGTGATCCACTAAAAATACAGGAAAAAAAAGTTTCTTGGGAATTTGCTATGTTGTGTGCTGGATTAGTTCAACCGTTATGGTTAGGTTTTTTGAATGCTAATGGTGTAATAGTAGGATATAACAAATTGGTTACTCTTTTAGAGAAGAGTAGTTTACGTGAGGAGAGAATTACAAATTATGCAAGTTCTTTAATAAAGGTATTAAAAGCCAATTTTCCAAAAGTAGCACAAAATATTACAGGTACTAATATTCCAGTAAGACCATTAATTAATATAGAAATAATGAAACATCCGTATGTTAAAAAATTTCCAAAGTATAAGGGGGGGATTTCAAGTAAGTCTTTAACCAAAGAAAATATAAATGCGTGGAAAGAATTAATAGAAAAATATGGACAAGAAGCTTTATCCAAAAAATTTTCATTAAATAAAAGAAATGATTTTGAAAAGTATATTGAAGACCTAAAAGTTGGTGGTGGCGGAAACCCTAGAAAAAATGATAATGATTATTGTCAAATAATGTATCCAGCTTATGAAGGGAAAGTAGTTATGGATCAATTAGAATCAATTGAAAAAAATCAAGATAAAGAAATATGGAAGAGTTATATTAGAACAAAAAAGGCGTCATTTTATGCAGCTGGTATTGAATCTGAAGAAGATAATATGAAACTTGCTTATAATATTATACACGAAACTATATTATATTGTAAAGATAAAGAAGGAATAGAAACGAAATTACTTAAGGGTGAGTACAAATATGATTTATTTATTGAATTATTAACAAGTATATTTGAATTATCTAGTATAATTTCGCTTGGTGATGGTGGAGAAACTAAAAAACAAAAAACATTAAATAATATAATAAACAGTCCTAATGCTACTAAATTTGCTGATTTTTGGAATTCTTTAGACCTTGAGGTACAAGATTCAGCATTAAGTAGTTCTTCATTCTTTAATAACTGGGTCAGCTATTTTAATAGAAATATTGATAAAAAAGCATATCGTAAAGATAGCTTTTATAGTAAAGGAGAAATCCCAATAAAAGATTGGGCTACTGCTATTAAATCAACTTCAAAACTCAATGTTAGTGGTGTAAATTCATGGGTATCTTTATTTCTTGGTTATAATAATGAGCGATATAAGAAGAATGCTATTAGAAATGTTTTTAATGTAATACCTCCTAAGCCAACAAATGCTTATAAGTCATCTGCGTGGAAAACATTTGTGACGGAAGCACATAAAAAATATAACAAAGGTAAAGTTGATTTTATTAAATATTTGATTAAAAAAAAGGTAATTAAAGAAGACTTGATAAAAGAATGGGCAATAGATTTAAAAAAAGTTGTAGATGTTGAAGCACAAAATACAATAGATCCTGAAGCAGTATCTAACACTCGTGAATTTATGAAAACTTTTATAACATTAGCTATGGAATCTTGGTATATTAATCAAAATATATCAGGTATATTGAAAAAATGTAGTGAAGTGTCTGGAATTTTACCAGATGTTATTGAAGATGATATAGTTCAATATCGTAAAGATTATACAATAAATAGTGAAGGTGAAAAATCTATAGTTGATGAGTTTTTAAAAGGTGTTAAACGTCCATCTAAACCCAATCCAAAAGGAGATACTACAGGTTCAATGAAAGGAAATATAACAAAAATAGATGAATATATAAGTAAATCCAGGACAACAAATCCACTTAAAATAACAAACGAATTTATAAAATATTGTCAAGATACTTATAAACCAGATGCTCTTTTCCCAGTAGTAACTTTTCCAGAAGATTTAGCAGATTCAAATAAAAAAGCATATGATTTTTTCCTTGAAAAAATAAGTGAGGATAGTAGTAATGTTAATAGAGAGACTAATTTAAAAAATTGGGCAAAAAAGAAGACAGACACAGTAGTTGGTGCATTAATGCAACCTTATTTTGATAAAGGTGTAACATTAAAAGAAGAATTTAATGAACAACCAATTGAAATAAAGAGAGAAATATCATCAATTGAAGATTTTAAGATGTTTTATGTGATTCAAAATAATAAAACTAAATTAAAATGTTATGATCAATTAAAAGTTTTTTCTAAATTTTCTAACTTTATTAAACAGGTAATAAAATAAATTAAGAAAGAAATAAATAAATATATAACACAAAAAGTATAAAGAATGGTTTTAAAAAAATTATTATTAGATGATATTTATTGTAAATTGGTTTTTAGCATAGATTCTCAAAAGGTATTATGTGATAACGAAAAATATATCAAGTGTTATTGTTGTCGTAATGATAAAATAAAACATATAATGTGTAAAGTTAGATACTCACCACATTATACATATGTTATGGGTAATAAAAAAGATTATATTAATTACATGAAATCATCTGGTATTTATGCTGGTTATGGATTAGAACATGGATTTTCTCAATATGATAATTTGATAAAAAATTTTGACAAATCGAAAATGGGGGTAATAAAGTGTGTTTTGCGAAGTGGTAAATATATATTAGTCGATGGCGTTCATCGAGTTTCTATATTATTAAATCGTGGCATTGAAAGTGAGATGGTAAAAATAGTAAGAAATTAAATAAAACGACTGATTATTAGGAATATAATTGCACAAACTAAAGCTTTGATACAAATACCAACGATTGTAATATTTCCAGTTTCAACTTCAGTCATAAATGAAAGATATTTTTCTAAAATAGATGTAGTAAAAGGCATATGTAAAAGTGTAAATAATATCAATACAATAACTGTATTTTTGATATGATTTAGAGTAAACCCTAAAAATAAATTATCATTATCGTCATATTGAGGCATATTAAATTGCCCCATTTGTTGATTATTTTGTGGTAACATAAAGGGCATATTTTGCATATTTTGCAAATTTTGCATATTAAATTGTCCCATAGGATTTTGATTCATAGGATTTTGATTCATAGGTTGTTGAGTTTGTATGGGTTGCATAAATGGTAATTGCCCCATTGGGTCATTAGAATAAGAACGTTCGGATTCTTGTTTACTTAATTCTACTTCATCAAGAACTTGTTGAACAAGTTCGTTATTTGAATCTGGTATATCACTGATTGCAGTAGATTTAGACATTATATATATTTTGAACTCATAAATATGTATTGATATTGAAACGAACATATCACATAGAAGTTGGGCAAATATATGGACTTGGTATGAAAGAGAAGCAATTTTTATTTTCATCTATATATATTTCTTTTCTAACGTGATTAGAATTGGGTCCTTTAAGTTTTTCATTATCAAATAGAATATATGTAGCAAAGAAGTAGCTAATAATAAATCCGAGTATAATTGAAATTATTATGTTAATCATCCTATTAATTAATATAATAACTTATAAAAAATAAAAAATATTTAATAATATATAAAT